CGGGTCGCTATCAACGAAAGCAATCCCCACGCCATCGATGCGCGCCCTGGGAGTGTTGGAGAGGGTAATAGTAGCAGCTCCAGCCACAATGTCACCGCCCCTGGAGATGATAGGAGCATCCATCACAAAGTCATCGTAGATAGTGCCGTCGTATACAAAGCGGAAGATAGGCTCGTTAAACTCCGCCGCTATCTTTGTGGCGAATGCTGCCGTCCCTGGCACAGCGTCAAACAGCGCAGTGTCGAACTGGTCAAAGTCAAATCCTGCTTTCAGTTCTGGCATGATTAGACCTCCACTATGACGAGCGTGCCGGCGTAGACGTCAAAGTCTTTGAGATGGAATAACTGGAGAGGAAAGATCGGATTCATGAGCTTTACTGTGAAAGTCGTTCCAGGAGCGCCATCCAGATCCGGCGTCCAGGTCAACTCTGTTTTGGAATCCCACCAGGTGAAGAGCTGATCTCTGTCGGCTTGGGAAACATTCACCAATGGGGAGTCGTCCAGTCGTTTCTGATGCCATTTATGGACGAATCGCTTTCCGCTGATGGTAACGTTCACAGCCTCACGCCGGGCATATGGCGTCGCAAAGCCCAGGATGGGTGAGAAATTAACGGTGTTGCCGCCGTCTGTTAGGCGCATGTTTCCAGCCATGTGAATCCTTTACATCGTCTGTGCGATCACTCCCCGGCGCTGTAGTCGTCTTCTTGCCGGAGTAAACTGTCTCTGTATAGCTCTCTCAACCCGCGCCGGGCTCATGTGTTCAATATCTGCGTTAGGGAATATTACGTTCACGCCAGGAGCCATCTGTGATGGAGCGCCGAGTGCAGGCGGTGCAATTACCGGCGGCGGAGGTGTAACTTGCTGATTGGCTGCCGCAGTGGTTCCTTGCCCACGCAAGCCCTGCACCAGACTAAAGAGTTGATCGAATGCCTCATCAACAGCTATCTCCGCGAGCTTCCTGGTGGCTATATTGGCCATATCTGTCCAGAACCTTGTCCAGAGGCTTTTCGTCCGCCCACCTAAAAGATCGGCAAACATATTGGTGAACGATGATCGGAAGTCGCTGGTGAAATCATTGAAGTCGCTCCGCATCTCAACTAAACGCCGGGCTTCTAACTTTGCCAGCTTCTTTGATTCTCGCGCTGCTGCTTTCCTTGCCGCTAGTAATCGGTTCAGGGCTGCTATAGTCTTGTCAGCACTGTCTTGAGCAGCCTTGCCGAAGAACTCTGCGTTAGCTGCACTTAGGTCAGCGAATACTTGAACTATGGAATCCAGCGCCGGAGCTTCTTTCTTGATCTTCTTCAGGGATTCTTCTAGCTCCTCCAATGCTGCCACCGTCTTGTTGACACTATCCGATATGTCTTTATCAGCAAATGCCTGTAACTGCTTGCTAATGTCAGAGAACGCGGTGGCCAGACTCTCAAGCTTCACGCCCTTGCCGATATTGTTCAGGGTCTTTGCTGCCTCTTTCGCTGGTTCAGCTATTTTCTCCGGTATCTGGCTCGTTATGGAATCCAACGCAGCCAGTATCTCTTCTAATGAGCCGCTAAGAGCTTTGGGTATAGTTGCGAATTCTTCAATCCCTATCTTTGCAGCATTCTTGAAAGCCTTATCGAATTCTTCCTCAAAGTTTTTCGCTGCTTTGTTGTTGGCTTCTTGATTCGCATTGATAATGTCAACCAGGAATCTCTCGAATGTCGTTTGTGAGATAAGTCCTGTTTTCCGTAAAAGTTCATTGGTAATTATATTCAAGCCGGCAGCAATATCTCGGAAGCGCGCTTTTGCAGCCTTCTCCAATGGCTTGAATATCAACGGAGCGACGGCAGATACGATCCGCAACATGCTTTTCAGCATCTTCCCTGTCAAGTCTACAGCAATCCGAGCTACTCGTTGGAATACCTCAGACACATCATCCTGGTATAGCTTCCAGACTGGGATAATTTTTGTGATGCTTTCTATTATCTTGGTGAGGGTCTGTAACGTGGTAGACGTGGCGGCTAACATCGTCCTGCCAATCTCACCCTTCAGCAACTTAAAGCTGATTCCTATGTTCTCTATGTCATTGGCGACGCCCCCGGCGGCTGTTGGCAACTTCTCCAGCTCGATGATCATGGTCTCTAGCAGTTCTTTCCCGCTGATGCTTAACTCTTCGATGGGCTTGTTGTTGAACGCCCTTCTGAGAAGCGGCCCGATCTGCGGAACGGTTTCCCGGAGGATCCTCAGCTCCTGCCCAAACCCGCTGGATTTTGTCACCAACTGCGTGAGCTGGAGGTTTACCCGCTGGAGTTCCGGGACTCCGCGACCAACAGTCACCAGGGCATTGCCAAAGGCTTTTAACGACCGCTCTGCCAGCGATGCGCTAACCTCTGCCGCCTGGAGATTGATAGAGCCTTCTATAGCAGCTCTGAACGAAAGTCCTGGAAGTTCTGCCACTTTCCTCAGCCGGATAAATTGACGTGTGGCATTTGCAGCTCCACCAGACACGGCACTCAAGCCACGGAATAGTTTGTCATAGCTGGCCGCCGTCTTGATAGCTTCCACACCCGCGCCAATTATAGCCCGCGTCAGCTTTACAGCGATAATGGCGGCAGCAGCGGCAGCGGCTACGCCAATAGCAACCAGGCCCACGGCGATTGTCTTCAGGTTTTTCGTTGCACTCTTGGCAAACCCGCTCATCTCCAGCTTTGCGCCTTTGATAGTCTTGCTAAATCTGCCTTTATCGCCTCGTATCACTACGAAAGCTTCAGCTATTTTCTTCCCGAATGCCATGCTCTACCTCAGTGGTGGTTTCAGGCCCAACAGTTCTGCCTCTTCTAATACTGCGTCAATATCTACCCCTTTGTCTTCTTCTTCATCTGCATCAATTCCGCTGAGTTCTGGTATAAGCTGGTAATAGTTCCGCGCCTGCCGTTTGGTGAGGTTATCAATATCGTCAGGAGACCAATGATAAAAGATAGCCAACTGGCCTTTTACGTGCCACCAGGTGACTGCATTTCCGTCGGAGTCGCCAGAGCCACCGCTATAGGGTTTTCCTCACCACCGTCGCCTTCCTCTTCTGGAGGATTCGCATCGCTGATATTTTCCACAAGCTCCGCGATCTCTGCGAAGTTCTCCATATCGACCAGCTCGTTAAAATACTGTCGAGTCATCCCTGGATTGTGCCTTAACGCCAAAAACACCACTAACCCCTGAGCGTCAATAGCTTGTATCTGCTCGCCTAATTCTTCAGGTTCCAGTGGTGTTTTCAGTATCTTCATGGTCATGGCGTCAACAGCATCAGGATCAGAGCCTTCCGCAACTTCCCTGTATTGCTTTGCCAGTTTCGACTTGATGAAATTTTCTATCTCTCCGTATTCTTTCAGCTTCAGTTCGCGGGCGGTATATATCTGCCCCTTGATCTCTACTTCTATCTCTCGGCGTATTGTGTCGCCTGCGGTCGTTCCCTGTTGTAACATCGTTATATCTCCCTTGATTCGTTTATGTTGGCCATGCAGTTGTGCGTGGCACTAGTTGAATCTGTGCGCTTATGGTGACAGTATCTCCATCGCCTTCGTTCCCTGGTAATGAACCAGTTGCAAGCGAGATCGTGCCTGCCACGACTGCTGTGATTGTGTAATCTCCATCGCTGGAAGTCGAACCGGACACAGTTATTTTGTGACCAACTTCAAAGCCAGCCCTTATGAAGCCGTTCCCGGTGTCTGTTATAGTGTCGTCGCCGCCGCCGCCATCAACAAAGGCAATCCCTGTGCCTTGTATGTCGGCTGTACCCGATCCCTGGAACGTGAGGCTCTCGCCTATGGCTATCTCCACAGCGGTATCAATATCGATTCCGCTGACAAATGCCTTACCTCTAAAGAGATGGACAGTCGTCACATTTGGAGCATCATCATACAGGGCAAAAAACTGTATGACCACCTCTTGTCCGATCATGAAATGGTGAAAATCATCAGTGAGCCAGAAGCCAGAAGCCCCGCCAGTCCAGTCCTTCATGCCAGCCAGCCACTTCTTGAACCCGCCAGGACCATCAGCGAAGTCTGTGATCTCTACAACGTCTAATACCTCACCGAAATTCCAACCGAAGAAACCTGCTATTTGCTGGCCTGGAAGCGCAACGAAAACCGTCACATTATCGCCAGCGGCCTCAACAGTCAAAACGCCAGTTGCAAGCGTGATTGTGCCTGCTACTACTGACACAATGGTATAGTTACCATCATTAGATGTGGAACCTGACACAGTTATAAGATCGCCACCTTTGAAACCGGCGGTCACGAATCCGCTCCCGGTATCTGTTATGGTATCAGCTCCGGCGCCGCCATCGACAAAGGCGATGGTAATGGCGGTAATCGTGGGTGTCCAGTAAAGCGCACCTGTTTTCCCGTGTACTTTAGCCATACTATATCACCCCTTATGCTGGCGGAGTCAATACGCCGTTGCCCTTAAATGTCCACTCATCAACAATGGCGTCGTTTACGTCGGTCGTGACTGTATGACTTACCAAGATAGCATTACCAGCAAAAGTGCTGCCTGCTACTAATGTCAACGTCAAAGTCGCTTCATCGCCAGGAGCTGCGGTGTTTGGCGTATCGTCCCATTTGCTCTGAACTGTAACCTCCCAATCTCGAAGACCAGCGAGCCATTTCTTGAAGCCAGCAGCTCCGTCAGCAAAGTCGGTTACTTCCGGCGTGTCCAGTGTGTCGGTAATAGTGAAAGTGAAATCACCAACAGTGAGATTGGTGAAGGTTAAACTCGATCCTTTTCCATGTGCTTTAGCCATTATACAGCTCCTTAGTCGTCTTCGATCATTATTTCATAGTTGATGAAAAACCCCTGCGTCTGATCTACTGTGGGCAAAAAGCCGGATGTTTGACGTGTCACACCGATGGACGTGTGATCTGCCAGTGTTAGTGTGGCATCATCGAACACTGTCGAGAGCTTCTTTACAGCATCGTTGAGGACAGTAAAATCTCTGGGCTTGTCTTTGTCCTGATTATATACACTGAACTGATAAGTTGTTATCTCTCCGTCGCTGGTGAACGTGGGATCCGGCTCCCCTGTTATGTATTGAAATACTGCGTAAGGAGATGACACACCCTGGGGAGCTTCCGTGTCACGCAAGCCGCCAACTAATGCGGCCACCGCTGGCGCATTCGCGTCAAAGGCTGCCGTTATCCCTGTAGTTATAGCACCCAGATCTAAAGCCATCAGCGCAACTCCGATTTCAACATTGACAGCATCGTCCTGAGAACTGGACGCGCTGGCATCTTGTGAGTTCCCAGGAAAACATGAATGGCATATTTGAGGGGCTTGCCGTCAGACCTTGCGATGTATGTGCCTATCCTGATAGCAAGCTGAGTCTCATCCACTATCCAGGTCAGACTGTTCATGAGGAAGCCTTTATCCAAAGCTCTTAGTCCTGCTCCCATACCGCCAGAGATGATATGTTTAGATAACGCCTCACCGCGGGCCCCGACTCTGTTCAGGAAATCAATTATCCTGGGATTCAGAGTGTTCCGCTCGAACTCTTTATCAAACCATCTCACTCTAACAGGCATCAGATCACCTCTCGAAGTATTAACTGGAACTGGATTATCTTCCCGCGCCCGCGCTTGACAGTCCTGACCATCGTTATATCAAACAGTTGTGGAACTTGTAGATTCTCCGTGTTG